CCAATTTGGATTAGTAGGAAAACAATCATCATCAAATAAGAAAACAAAATCACAATGGTTAAGATGCTTAATGCACATATTTTTTGAATAAGCCACTCCTTTAAATTTCTCATCATTGTGAATATAAATGTCAGCATTATTGGTATAGGTTTGAATTTGATTTACTGCCTTATGCAATAAATGATGTCTGTTTGGTGTTGTTGTTATTCCTATTCCTACTTTCATAATCTATTATACATATCGTGACGCACCTTTGACCATTTAACTATATCATAATGCTCTGTCACATATTCTTGTAATCTATTACTATAATCAACAACCATTTGTGGATTCTGTAACAATCTTTTAATTGCCTTATACCAACCTTTCTTGTCGTTATCTATCTTAATGATAGTATTATCAGGAAAAGGTGAATAAGGTAGGCAATTAGAAGCAATAACAGCTTTTTTCTTTGTACCTGCTTCGATAAGCTTGAGTTCAGATTTACAATTATTAAACTGATTGTTGCGAAGAGGCACAAGTGAAATATCAATATCATCATAAATTGTAGCGTATTCGTTTATAGATTTTCCCCATACTCGCTTGTATGGTTCTTTAGTTTCGTATTGTCTGTCTATGTAATTGCTCAATGATATTCTATACTCCGAACTTAACATCCGTTTGTTATCAGTCATTATATCTTCATACCTTAAGTATTGCGTTCTGTTTTCAATCTCATTTAACCTTGCCTTATAGCATGGATTGTTGCCATACATATATGCAGGATTGTTTTTGTGAAACTCCGCAATCTTAAATTGAATTTGTTGCTCTACATTAAAACCACCCAAAACAAACTGGTAATTCTTTAACGACTTATCCGAATAAACATAACTGATTGATGAATCCATTAGCTGTAAATCCTTTTCATGCCAAAGTCCACCAATCCACCCGAATCGCATTAAATTACTTTCCTTTGCTTTCGTTTGCCATTGTTCTTCAGTTGTATCAATGCAGTTAGGTATTATCTCACCTCGACCTATAAAGTTGCGTAAAGATTTAGTTGTGACAGTTACAAGGTCAGCGTATTTGATAGCATCTTTAACATTGGACACATATTGTCCATAAGGTATTTGCTTTGCTTCATGTTCACTTAAGTGAATACCTTTATCAATCTTAAATTGTTTGCACCTGTTAACTAATGCCTTTTCTACAAAGATTCCATGATCGGAGTTTAAAGCGTAGTTATCATCAATGTCAAATACTACTTTACATCCATTCCGATGGCATCTATCTATTACATCCTTTGTGTGTCCATTGATTGATATTTGCCGAATGAACTGAACGATGTCAAAGTATTGCAATTCTAAATCAGTAACCGCATCAAAGTTTGGAACTACCCTAACCTCATCACCACAAACCCTTGCCATTACTTTATGCGGAGTAATTTGCCTATGGTACTGCAATCCGGTATCTCCTGTAACAATTAGTAAAACTTTCATTGAGCAACTTTGATTTTTAATTCTTCTTTGAACTCCTTTAATGTGGTTGAAATCGACCTCAAAGGTATATTAGTTACTTTAGCCAAATCACGATAGTTACCGACCTTTAAATACATCTTAAATAGCTTTTTTTTATAGTCATCACTCCATGAATCGTTTTCACATGGCTCTAGTGCCTTATCCACATAATCAAAGATTGCATTATATTCATCTTCGTTAATGCTTTCCGGAACTATTTCTTTTGGTACATCCAACCTATTTAAATTATATCCGTACTTTTTTGACATTGTGTAACCTTTAACAACTCTGTAACCCCATGCGAAAAAATAATACTTCAACGACTTAATTTCAGTAAGGTCATCACCATTCTCTATTATCTTTAAAATTATTTCCGAGTGCAAATCTTCAGAATAGTGCGTACCTATCTTAACACACAGGTTATTTGTGATTTCTTTGAACTCTTTCGAGCAATACAATATCTCAAGCAACTTTTGATTTTCTTCCACGTTTAGGAGTATTATCTCCGGCAGTTAAATCAATATACATAATTCCATTTTCACTTGCTGTTTTGATATAACCTTTTTTGATTCGATTGTAAACTGATACCAAGCTGATATTCTTTACACTTGAATACTCGGTTACTTTTAAATAATTTGAATTGTCTTTTAATGATTCCATTGTTAATTGTTTTATACAAATATAACTATTTATGCGAAACTACGAACATACATTTCAAAATTTATTATAGCCAACACATCATGATTATGCTTAAAAGCTTTGGCAATCTTGTAGATATTCTCATTACTTTGTGCGGGGATTTCATCAATTATTCTCCGCACCATTAATCGTTCCTCTTCTAAAGCCATTCGTTTAAAATGCTCTTTATATTCCTTATTTGAAAACTGCTTGTATTCTTTTGCTTGTTTCATAATTCTAAAGTTATTTGTTTATTATTTGATTTTTTTATTATTCCTAATGCTGTTGCAAAAATTGTTTTTCCGGCTTCATAATCTACAAGATTTCTTGACATTTTACCAATATCTTGTTCACCTTTATATTTTCTAAAATCATAATTATGATATTTGCAAAAAACATCAAAAACCTTTATACCTCGTTGTTTATATTTTTGCCTACCTTCTTCTTGACAGGCCATATTTGGACTTTTTCTATTACTTAATATATTAGGTAATTTAAAGTTAGTCCAATATAAATGCCTATCTCTTTTTTGTGCAGGTATTAAAGGTTCATAATATGGAATTACATTTTCAACACAATATTTACCATCAAAAAATGTATCTAAAAATATTATTTCTTGATATAATTTCATGTCAGGATATTGCATTTTTCTTTTTGTTTTCATAGATATTTGAAATCTACTATGAGTAGGACAAGGTGGTGAACTCCAAATAAAATCAAATTCTTTATAGTGGTCAAGTAAGTATTGATGTGCATCTGTCACAATTACTTTATCATTTGGAAATCTCTCTTGATATAATCTTGCAGCTTCAGGATCAAGTTCAACTGCTGTTACTTCAATATCTTCTTTTACCTCGTTCCATTTGTAACGATTGCCACCAAGACAAGCATAAAGATTTAGTATTTTCATATTATTTAAAATTTAAATTGTACCATTCATAAAACGAATCGAAATCTTTTGCGATGTAATAAATGCCACCGGCTTTTTCTACTTCCTTTTGATATTGTTTTTGAAATTCAGATTGCCTGTCTTTACCAATCTTTACCTCAATCTTTACTGCTATGCCTTTAACAATTGCATGAATATCTGCTGTGCCTCTTGTCATATTTGATTTTACAAATCTACCGCCAACCTTCCGAGCAATGTTATTTACTCTTTCCGCTTGACATCCATTTGTTTGTAAAAATCTAATTATTGATACTGTAAGTTTATTTGCATCCATTTTAATAATCGTAGTTAACTATTTTAGTAAGTGATGGAATTATTTTAGTAATTATTTCTCCCGGCTGACCATTTCTAAACTTTTTAATGTCGAGAATAAATAAATCAGATGCTGACACATTCCTTCCGTTTATTTCAAAATCCTGCATTCCCATCATATCAGGACGATAACAAAAGATAACCATATCCGCATCTTGTTCTATTGCTCCCGATTCACGAAGGTCAGACAGCTGAGGTTTCTTGTCAACTCGCTTTTCAATATCCCTACTCATTTGGCTTAATGCGATAATAGTTACATTTAACTCCTTTGCTATCATTTTAAGATTTCTGCTTATTTCGCTAATCTGCTGCTCTCTACTTTTTCTTTTATCATCACTTTCCATCAACTGTAGATAATCAATTATGATAAGCTTAATGTTCTTTTCCCTTACAAGCTTTCGTGCTTTGCTTTTAAACTCAAACACATTTAATCCTGCTGATTCATCAATCCAAAGTGGTAAATTGTTTAATCCTTCCGTTGATAATTCCAATTGTTTAATCTGCCAATCAGTTAACCGCTTCATAATAATATCCTGACTATTCACATCCGAAACAATACTCATTAACCTTCCTACCAATTGCTCCTTTGACATTTCCAAACTAAAGAAAGCAACAGGATAATTATTTAAAATAGCCGACACCGCAAAGTTCATCGCTGCCGTTGACTTACCCATTCCAGGTCTACCTGCAAGGATAACTAAATCGGTTTTGTTCCATCCGTTTATCTGCCTATCCAATTTCCCAATCCCTGTTGGTATTCCAAATGTTAAAGGATTTTCAAACGCCTTCTTTAATTCCCATATCACTACATCTTTAATATATTTAAGTTCAAAAATGTTATTACTTGGTATGTCGTTAATAATTTCATTGATTTCTTTGTTTAGGTCAGCAATTATCTTAAAAGGATCATTAACCTCGGACTGGCTTTGATTCAATACTTTACCGCCAATCAATGTCAATCGCCTTCTCATATTCTCTTCCAAAATCAATTTAACATTTGTGACAAGGTCGATTGTTTTGCAGTTGAGGTTGCATAATTGAGCAATAAACATCTTACCTCCGGGTAACTCGTTCATATCACCCGATGACCTGATTTCTTTAATGATTGTATTCACATCGATAAACAAACCCTTCCTAAATCGATTTAGTAACCCTTTATAGACGATTTCATGGCTTCGTAAGTAGAAATGTTCAGGTTTAAGTGATTCAAACGCTACAACCGAATCCAATGGGTTAGTAATGCAAATCCCCAAAACAATTTGTTCTGCTTGTTCAATCATAATAAGTTATTTGGTTTCATTGTTTTAATTTCTTTAGTATCAGTATTCTTTTCCCATGTATGTACCGCAGCTTTCCAGTTCTTCATCGTATTCTTTCCAACTTTCCATCCATTGCTTTCGTAATAGTTAAAAAACTTATGTCCATCAACACCAGAATTCCTTTCCTTACAATAACTTAAAACCTCATCAAGCGTTGGTTTTTGAAATAAGTCCCTTTTATTCTTCTTTATATTTTTATTTATATTTTCATTTTCATTTTCATTTTCCATATGTTTGACATATGATGAAGATATGTTAATCATATCTTTTTTGATTCTATTCTGTCTACGACTTTCTGAATAATTCTTTCTTTTAACAATTTCCTCATCCAATCTTTTGTTAAAAAAATTACCATCAGCATCAATCAGAAACTTTGAAAAGACATCTTCATCATATCCATTACATATCTTTCTCATATCTTTTTCAGTTAAATGACCTTTCTGATGTTGATAACACAATATCCTGATATACATTCCAACCTGTTCATTTGACAAAAAACTTGTACCGGTTAGAAAATCAGAACTATAAAATAAAAATGCAGGATCTTTACTCATAACTATTTAACTTCAAATGATTTAACAACATCATACCATTCGTATACCTTTGGAATAATTATGATTGATACTATCCATTTTTGATTTTTTCTATCCCATAATAAGTGAGATGAAATTCCATACTTGAACGCTAACTCAAAGCATTCAATCATTGCTAATCTTAATTTTTTCATGATTTAAAATAACCCAGCCAACAAAGGACTACCCGACTGCATATTAAATGCATTTGGCAATGTTGGACTGGGTATTTGTTTAATTAGTTTCATCAAGTAGTCGGGAACAAAAATAAATTAAATGACACTTTATATTAAGTGATGTTACTTTAAAGTTTTAAACAATTTTATTAACATTAATAAATTTACTAATTTTATACTATGCCAATACCTAAACCTTCATCCGGACAATCCGAAAACGAATACATATCCGAATGTATCGGTAAGCTTATATCTGAAGGCAAACCACAAGACCAAGCCGCAGCAATATGCTACGAGACATGGAGAAACAATATGAATGCTCAAAAGAAAATCTTTACAATAAAGAAAACTAAATGAAAACCGAACTTTTAAGTATTAATAAAATTAAAAGCAATCCTAATAATCCAAGAATTATTAAAGATGATAAGTTTCATAAATTAGTTAAATCTATTAAAGAATTTCCAAAGATGCTTGAACTTCGACCAATCGTTGTAAATGATGATATGATTGTACTCGGAGGCAATATGAGATTAAAAGCTTGTAAAGAAGCCGGATTAAAAGAAATTCCTGTTATTAAAGCATCTGAACTTACTGAAGAACAACAACGAGAATTTATCATAAAAGACAACGTAGGATTTGGTGAATGGGATTGGGATATGTTAGCCAACGAATGGGATAATGAACAACTTGTTGAATGGGGACTTGATATACCTAATTTTTTAAATGAAGAAAAAGAATTAAAAGATTTATCAGATACAATAAATAATCTTTATAGAATTGAAATTTTGTGTAAAGATGAAGAACATCAAGAAAATACATATAATAAACTTTTAGAACAAGGTTACGAATGCCGACTTTTGACATTGTAAAAGAAGTAAAGCCAACTAAAACATTTAGAGTGGCATCAGTTATTGGTAAATTTGATTTACAATCTGAAAATATAATAGAACATTTTAAAGGTGATATTAATTTACCTGATAAATGGCAACTAGGTTTAATTGTAGGAAAAAGCGGAACTGGAAAAACTACTATAGCAAAACAATTATTTGAAGATGCTTATATTACTGCATATAAATATAATGCTGAAACAGTTTTAGATGATATGCCAAAAGAATGTAGTGTTGAACAAATAACATCTGCATTTAATTCAGTAGGTTTTTCAAGTCCTCCAAGTTGGTTAAAACCTTATTCTGTTTTAAGTAATGGTCAAAAAATGCGTGTTGATTTAGCAAGAGCAATTTTAGAACAACAAAAATTATTTGTATTTGATGAATTTACAAGTGTTGTTGATCGTAATGTTGCTCAAATTGGATCATTTGCAATGCAAAAAGCAATAAGAAAAACTGATAAACAATTTATAGCAGTTACTTGTCATTTTGATGTTAAAGATTGGCTATTACCTGATTGGATATTTGATACCGATTCAATGACCTTTCAATTATTTGAAGGGCAAAAAAAAAATAGACCAGAAATTAAATTTGAAATATACCAAACAGCAGATAAGTCAATTTGGAAAATGTTTGCTAAACACCATTATTTAAGTCATTCACATAATAACGCTGCAAATGTATTTATAGCAACTGTTAACGATGAAATAGCAGGATTTTTAAGCGTATTACCACAACCCGGAAAATTACAAAGACAAAAAAGAGTACATAGATTAGTAATTTTACCGGATTATCAAGGTGCAGGAATAGGAATTAAATTTTTAAATGAAGTAGGTTATTTATTTAAAAAAGATAAATGGATATTTAGAATTAATACAACAGCACCAAGTTTAATAAATGCTTTAAAAAAATCAAATAAATGGAATTGCCATCATTTTGGTAGACATAATTGTGGTAAAAATGATATGGGAAAAAAAGGAAATGCAACAAGAATAACAGCAAGTTTTGAATTAAAATAAATTTAAATAATGAACGACAAAACCGACAATAAAAAAAGAGATTTACTTGAAGCACTGGAAAAGTCGCTTGGAATAGTTACAACAGCTTGTAAGCAAGTTGGAATCCATCGTGATACTTATTACGAATGGTTAAAGAAGGATAAAGAATTTAAACGTAAAGTTAGGGAGTTAGAAAACGTAGCCATCGACTTTGTTGAATCACAACTTCATAAACAAATCGCAAAAGGAAATCCATTGTCAACTATATTTTTTTTAAAATGTAAAGCAAAGAAAAGAGGTTACATTGAGCAAAACGATGTTAAGATAATGGGTAATATGAAATTTACAGCGGACTTTGGCAAAAGCGATACTATACACACCACACAAGAATCAGGAGAAAATACATCAGGCGATCAATAATGGTCATCAAAAGTATTACATCCTAAACATCGGGCGGCAGTTCGGAAAAACTTTATTAGCAGCAAACCAATTACTTTATTGGGCTTTAAATAATAAGGGAGCCAAATGCGCTTGGGTTTCACCAGTATACAAACAATCTAAAAAAGTATTTCAAGAAGTTTACAAAGCTTTTGCTAAACGGCAGGAGATTTACAAAACAGTAAACCAATCCGATTTATTACTTGAATATGTAACTGGTTCAACCATTCAATTTTTTTCAGCTGAACGATACGATAACATTCGTGGTTTTACATTTGATTATTTGGTTTGCGATGAGTTCGCCTTTATGGATGAGAAAGCTTGGACTGAAGTATTAAGAGCAACCGTATTAGTTAAAGGTAAAAAGGTTTTACTTATATCTACTCCAAAAGGAAAGTATCATTTTTACCAACTGTATCAATTAGATGGCTATAATCTGCAGTATAAAGCGTTTACAATGACTTCGTATGATAACCCATTGATTGTACCATCCGAGATTGATGATGCAAAGGCAACGCTTCCTGACCATGTTTTTAGGCAGGAATACATGGCGGAGTTTATTGATGGTGGTGTTTCTTTATTTAATAATTTAACTATAAACAATTCACCTGAACCAACTACAAGATATTTTGCAGGTATTGATGTTGGTCGAGCAGATGACTATACTGTTTTAACTATTTTAAATGAGCATGGTCACATGATACTTTGTGAACGCTGGAGGCAAACCGAATGGAATAATATAGTTAAATTAATATCAAATATTCTTCAGGATTACCGACCTGAAACTTTAATTGAGGTTAATTCAATAGGTGATGCCGTTTATGAAATGCTTTCAAATGTTAATCCAACCATTTATATTGATCCATTTGTTACAACTTCAAAAAGCAAACAGGACATAATAGAAAACTTAATGGTTGCCAATCAAGAAAAAACTTTATCAATACTTGGTCACGATTGGTTGATTAAAGAACTCGAAGTGTTTACATATCAATATAATCCAAAGTCAAGGACACTAAAGTATTCAGCACCTTCCGGATTCCATGATGATGGTGTAATGAGTTTAGCAATTGCATACCAAGCACTTAAACAATATAAAACTAATCTACGAGCTCCAGTTTTACGATAACAACAAAAACAAACATAATAGCACTTTAAATTGTATGGGAAAACTTCCAAAGGATTACAGCGAGGTCACAATCTCTCAACTAATTGAGATAAAAGCAATTGATGAAGATAAGTCAATCGACAATGAACCTGCACCCGAATTAACGAGAGCAATACTTAAATTGTCCGTGTTCAATGGTGTGCCATACGAGAAACTTGAATCCATGCCATTGGCAGAAATAAAAGAGGACATCAAGAAGTTGGCATTTCTCGACACATTGCCATCAGACAAAAAGGTTGAATGGTTTAAATGCGGAGGTTATTGGTGGAAAGTCAACTATGATATTACGAAACTTTCAGCAGGGAATTACATTGACATGGATATGTGGGTTAAGAAACCAGACGAGATTTTAAATAATTCACATAAAATACTTTCAATCTTTTGTCAGCCGTTTAAGTGGTTGCGTAAATACAAAAAGTTAACTGATGAACAAAAATTTGAAATACTTAAAAATGTTCCAGTTTCCGTTGCTTATCCTTTAGCGGTTTTTTTTTGCAATCTCTTCAGCAACTTAATCGAAAGTTTGCCGGACTATTTACATCAACAGTCGCAGCAACTGATGAAGGAAGCTCAAGAGTTAGTCCTGTCGAATTCCCAAAAG